AGGAAATCTAACAGAAGAAGTATACAATGTGACAACTTATGAGATTCTCAACTCATATGATACATTGAATGCTGTCAACACGGGTATGTTTGCTAATCAATTGATATCAGTTGACATATTGACTCGTAAAAGAATAATTACAAATTTTGATTACTTACAATATTGGAATAATCCAGATACAGGTGGTTTGAACAATCATCCAGTGACTAACAATTACGTAAATCGTAAAGGTCAAATGATGAATGAAGCAAGCCAATCTACATTAAAGTTGGTGTTTTCAAATTTTGATGAAGCCAATAATGCAGTTGTTCAGGCAAATCCAGGTTCAGTTTCACAAAACATTTTTGCAGAGACATACATACCTTATAGAACTGCTCAATTGGCATTAGCTAATTATACAAGAGTAAAGATATCAGTTCCTGGTGATCCTTTGTTGACGGTTGGTACTGTTATTGAATTTGAATTGTTATCTAAAGATCCATCTACTAAAGAACTAGATTTGTTCTATTCTGGTAATTATTTGGTCACTGCTGTCAGACACATGATTACGCAAAATGATTTCAAAACTGTATTAGAGATAGCAAAAGAAAGTGTGCCACATCAGTATCCTGATATCAATGATGGTTCTGTAACATGGTCTAATATTGTGAGTGGATAATGAAAACAGTAAATAATTTTGCAGGTCTTAATGGTTTTATTTGGTGGGTTGGTGAAGTAGAAAATAGAGTTGACCCATTAGCACTAGGTCGTTGCCAAGTCCGTATTTTTGGTTGGCATACAGACGATAAGTCTTTGATTCCTACCAAAGATTTGCCTTGGGCACACCCAATGAACTCAATAAATACAGCTAAACAATTTCAACCACTTGAAATAGGTGATTGGGTTGTAGGTTTCTTTATGGACGGTGAAGGCGGACAGTTTCCCATTATGATGGGTATGTTACCTGGTTTTGCCGCAGCGAATACCGCAACATCGTCACCTGTTACACAAAGCTCAGAAGAAGAAAGTGCAACATAATGGCAACGATAGGAAATATAGCAACAAATTCAGTTACTGCTGCCACTAACGTACTTACAAATACAGTAACTAATGCATTAAACAATGCAGAGGCCGCAGTTACATCTCCATTCTTTTCAAATCCAGCACCAACAAGTATCGTCAATGGTGGTGCAATTTTTGAATTAAAATCACCTTCTTTACCTAATGGTGGTTACTTTTATACAGCAGGTTCACAAACTGTACCGGGTCTTGCTAGAGGCGCACTAGTCAACTCAGCACTATTAAACAACAATGTAAATTTATCACACGTTTGTGACTTTAAGTTTACATTTTCTGATGGTTTAAGTTTGAGTGGTTTAATAAATCCTATTGCAGCCTTACAAAATGCAGTTAAGAATGGTAAGATGGCCGCAGCAAACGCTATTCGTGCAGCCATAAATCAATTGCAACAAGGTTTTAGGGCAATCGTTACTGCTTTATTGTCTGCTTTGTGTGCTGATCCAACAGGCATTGTTTCTTTACAAGTTTCAGCTGCTAAATATTACATTAGATTAGTAAATGAAGCAATCAACAGAGCTGCTCAAATTGTTTATGACGTTTCATTGATTGTTAACTTAGCTAAAGATATCACACAAATCATTACATACATTGAGAGTTTGCCTAAACAATTGCAGGCTATTTTGAAGGACTGTTTGAAGAACTTTCAAACTTCTCTGAATCAGTCCGTTCAGTCAGCAAAGAGTGCAACAAACTTAAAAACTACAATTAATCAGTCTATTAATCAATCAACTAACAATGCTAATCAATATAATAGCGCAACAAATAATGCTATCTTGAATGCTGCATCAGGTACACCTACTCAAGCCACAGTAAATGCCATAACAGCAAGTATCAACTCAACTGTATCGAACTCGCCACCTTCATTTGGTTCAACTGCAAATACAGCATCACAACCATAAGGAAATTGAATGGATCAACCAGATTTTTTTACAGCATGGACTGAGCCTGAATCAGCAGCAAACTCACAATACCAACCGGTATATCCATACAATAATGCCACACAGACGCCTAGTGGCCATTCTTTTGAGTTGGATGACACTCCTACAAGAGAACGTGTAAGACTGCAACACCGCTCAGGCACATTCATTGAGATGCATCCTAATGGTGATGAGGTGCATAAGGTATATGGTGATGGTTATGAAATCACTATCAATAATAGAAATATATTAGTGCAAGGCCGCATGAAAATTGAGGTTCAAGGCGATTGTGAGATACATGTCCAAGGCGACCTAATAGAACAGATTGATGGCAATGTAGAACAGCATATCAAAGGTAACTACACACAAGTGGTTGAAGGTGTTAGTAGTTTAACTTCTCAAGGCGATACAATTCTTAATGCTGGTGGCGCTTTAGGTGGCGGATTCAAACTAAATGCAAGTGATTATCAACACATATCTGGTGACTTATCTGTTGATGGTGAGATTATAGCAGGTAAAATAACATCTCTTGGTCGAGTAGATGCATTACTAGGTATGGGTGCAGGCATTCAAGGTTTTGTTACAGTTGATGGTGGTTTTTCTGCTGGTATTCCTGTTGCAACACCAGGTAGTGTTACTGCCGTAGCTGAAGTTTCTGCACCATTAGGAACATTTGGTGTAATGAGTGCAGTTTGGGCCTATGATACAGTTAACTTGAACCTACATAATTCACATATTCACATATCGCCAAAAGGACCAACTGGTCCACCAACACCGTCTGAAATAGGAGTATAATATATTATGAGCGTTTACGCAAGACTAGGGTTTAATTCTGCTAATCCGACAATCAATGCATTGTCGGAGAATTACACCACTAATGTAAATACACAAATGACAATACTGCCATCGTTATTAAGACCATGGCAGGTTAATGCTTTAGCCAGTAATACTGTCAGTAACTTCTTTGTTAATCCTGTAGCCAATATAACACAAGAAATTTGGAATACATCTAACACATTAGTTTCTTTGACCAATGGTTTATTTGCTGATCCACCAAATGCATCAGTGAATGTTGCAGTAGCAAATGTTTACTCAACATCTTCCATATTGTCATCAAATACAGCCAATTCTTATTTGTACATAACAAATAAACAATCTAATGTGATTCCACCAGATTCAGACACTACTACACCACATTATACCACGGCTACCGCACAAGGTAAAATGTTGTCGTACATCACAAGTCAATCTGATGGAGTTGCAAATACTTCTGTTATCATGGGTAATTTCTCAAGTATCACATTAGCCAATACATTGTCTAATTTGTACAGTACAATGACCACTTTAACTAATATTTTAGCCAACACAATAACATCACATGTAAGTGGTGGTGAACTACCAGTCACTTACTATACAACAAACGTTAGTACGGCAAATGCACAAGCTTTGCAGAATGTGGTATCCACAATCAACTTTGTAATGACATATTATCCACAACAAGATTCTCAATTCTTTCAAAATTCGTCAAATTTAGTGCAACAATATGGTGTTTTGAGTCAATTTAATAATCTTGGACAGTCGCAAAACTTTCTTTTGAACAATTACATTGGTTCTCCATCACTTCTTGCCAATTTGAACTCATAAATATCAGATGGCAAATTTACAGAAAATCTACTCCGACATAGACTTAACGTTCAAAGCGTTACCGGTAACCAAAGATGTTGCCTTACGTTATGACGACCAGGCGGTTATAGCTTCTGTAAGAAATCTATTATTGACTAACTTTTATGAGAGACCATTTCAACCAAATCTAGGTTCTAACCTATCTGGATTGTTATTTGAACCTGCTACAAACGTCACATCAAGTATTTTAGCAGACGAAATCAGAAACACGATAACAAATTTTGAACCTAGAGCTAAAATCAATAATGTAAACGTTCAATTTACACCTGACAGAAATGGTTTTGATGTCTTTTTGACCTTTTTTATTGGAAATAATACTACGCCAACGAATGTTAATCTTCTTCTTCAAAGGTCCAGATAATGGCATCTAATACGAATATTCAAGTTGCTAGCCTAGATTTTAGTGGCATTAAGCAAAACTTTATCAATTATCTGCAAACACAAGATACCTTCAAAGACTATAACTTCTCAGGTTCTGCACTATCTACGTTGTTAGACGTTCTTGCATATAATACACAATATAATGCTTTTTACTTGAACATGGTGGCCAATGAGATGTTTTTGGACTCTGCATTACAACGTTCTTCTGTGGTTTCTCATGCTAAATTGCTAAATTATGTTCCACGTTCAGCAGTTGGACCTGTAGCTGTTATTAATTTAAGATTTACAGGCATCACAACATCAACGTATACACTACCACAATACACAAACTTTCGTTCTGAAGCCATCAACAATGTAAACTATAACTATGTTACATTGAACGAAACAACTGTGCCAGTTACATCCAATGTAGCTTCATTTACTGGTATTGAAATCAAACAAGGTACAGTACAAAATTATACGTTTACTGTCAACAGTACAACAAATCCAAAATACATTTTTGAAATACCTGATCCTAATATTGATACCTCAACACTACAGGTTACAGTCCAACAATCAGTATCTAATTCGGCATATCAAGTATTCTATTCAACAACAAATTACTTAGAGTTGACACCAACTGATCCGGTGTACTTCATACAAGAAGCAACTGATGGAAACTATCAAATCTATTTTGGTGATGGCATTTTAGGACAAAAGTTGAGTGATGGTAATGTTGTTAAAATATCTTATGTTTCTACAAAAGGTACATCTGGTGGTTTAGCAAATGCTTTCACCTTGATGACACAATTTGCACCTTACACTTCAGTTACTATTACTCCTTATATTGCAGCTACACAAGGTGAAGATAAAGAAAGTATTGACTCTATCAAATTTCAGGCGCCTAAAGCCTTTGCATCACAAGGCCGTGCAGTCACAAAGAATGATTATATTACATTGTTGCAACAAAACAATTTAGGTATTGGATTTGATGCAGTATCTGTATGGGGCGGAGAAGAAAACAATCCACCAGTTTACGGTCAAGTGTTCATCTCATTAAAGCCCACTGGTGCATATGATTTGACTGCAACACAAAAACAATTGATACAAAATCAAGTATTGAAACCATATAGTGTTTTGACTGTTCAACCAACAATTGTAGATCCAGATTACACATACATTCAAGTTACGTCTAATGTATTGTTTAACCAATCTCAAACTTCAATGACGCCATCTGCATTGAAGACTGGCATTCAACAAGCAATTTATGGTTATGCAGCTAATAATTTGAATACATTCAACTCTACATTCAGTTCATATGATGTGTTGAGTACAATCAATAACTATGATCCATCTATTATAACAAGTGATTTCAAATTAAATATACAAAAGAAATTCTATCCAACGTTAGGAACTTCTGAGACATACACATTGTACTACAACAGTTCATTACAAAAAGGTATGTTCCAAAGTGGTGTATCAAGTACCCCAGCTATGCAATTTGTTGACCCAGCTAACAATGCTAGTATCATTGATGGTGTTTTCATTGAAGAAATTCCTTCTTCTGCTGGTGGTGTTGATTCTATTTCTATATTGAATCCTGGTTTTAACTATCAGTATGTGCCTACAATCAACATCGTAGGCGATGGAACTGGTGCAACAGCAACAGCAACAATTGTGAATGGAAGTATATCTTCAATCACAATAACAAGCGCAGGAAAAGATTATACAAATGCAATTGCAAATGTTGTTCCTGCACCTAATGATACAACCGGTACAAAC